CTCCGAGCCACACCGCGCCGAGCCACACCGCGCCGAGCCGTGCCTCGCCTGCCTTGCCACTCCTCGCCGATCCAAGCCACGCCAGTCCTAGCCGTGCCGCGCCAAGCCTGCCAAGTAGGGGCTGAGTCCAACCTCAGCCCCACGATGTTTTAATCAGAGAGTATCTACTGCTGACCATACATGCGATAGCTCAACAAACCCTGAGTACTCTCGTCGCAACGTCTTCAATCTACTTTTAATATGCGCCAAATGCTGATCACGCAGTATCGGCGTGCTGGCGACTACCTGGGCTGGCATGTACTGCCGATCAGAATCCTCGCCTGTCGTAACGCTGATAAAGGCCTGCACTGGTGCCGCTGGTGGCTCATTAGCTTCAGGTACGACCACCACGGCATTGACGATCAGTCGTGCCTGATGCTCACGATACAACTGGCCAGCGGTTTTGTTGTTCCACTCAAACACTGGATGCAGTACTGCCGTTGCTGGCTTGCTTTCCTCGACAATCAGCGATGGCGTTAGTGGGCCATTCTCGCTAATGCGCTCAAGCTCCTCGCCAACATCCTGAGCAGAGATACCAACAACTGTTCTATTAGACTTGTAAACGTACATATCACGACTCCCATGAAAATTTAGAGACCACCGTAAAGCGACCTTTGTCGCCATCTTTCTCGGGACGCCATTCGCAAACGCCAACCGAGAAACCGCCCAAATTTAGAAGATTGACAACCTGCTCCTGGCTGACTGCGCGGCGATTAAACTGTAATTGGACCTTGATACCCCAGCGAGCAAACTCTGGGCGGAACCGAATATCGGCAGTACCCATACCAACTCTCACCATGTCCTCACGCATCCGTGGTGGACAATCAGCAGGAAAATAAACTTCGGTGAGATCGCCACCAACTCGATCAGGCAGAATGTGGAAAAACTGCCTAGCTGCGACCTTGCTAATCTCCTTGCCTAGCGATGTGCATGCCGTTACTGCTGCCGCTTTGATTGCAAGGATGGGTAGCCCGGGGGCACCAGTCGGCAATCGATAAAATGCTGACTCATAATCTGCTACCGGGTTTTTCTTTTCTTTGCCCTTCGACGCCTTGCCCATCTGCTTATCAAGCATCATTTTTTTCGCCTTCTCACTCCATGCGTGAGTGATTAAAGGTGACGTACCCTCCAGATGAAGCTCAATAGTCACAAGGTCTAACTGAATTAAAACGACTGGCGCTGAAGCTACTGACATATTTTGTTCCTTTTCCTTATCTTATAAAACAAAAAGAAAAATCCGTTGGCCATGGATGACAGTTCAGGGTTAACCTAAAATATTGAATTGAAACGATCAATCCAATGCCATGGCCAACGGAAGACGGATGGTTATTTAGACCACTTACCCTTGATTGGTGCCGCTGGTGCCGCTGGTGCTTTCGGCGGAAAATCAACCAGTTCAGGTTTTTGAACAGCAACTTGAACCGCTGGATAAAATCCCTTGACGACATTAGTTTCGCCGCCAGTATCGGCGCGCTTTTCAACCCTGATATCAATGTTGAGCGGGATATCCTGCAATTCGCTGGAATCGCTAGGCGTCAACACGCCTACCGCCCGACAGATTGCCGACAATTCAGCCTTGGCGATCGATACCGCAATCGGGTTAGGATTGTCGAGGTTTAGCCTAGACCACACTTTGCGATCAGCGTGCGGCCCCTGGATAATTGTGAATTCCAATTGTAGATATTCACCATTGCCCGATTTTGTCGGTTTTGTTTCTGTTTTTGAGATTACAACGTCGTACTTCCCGGCTGGAATTACGTCGCTGGTTCCCTTGGCTGGCTCGATATCGCGTGCATTAAAACCTGAAAGATTCATGGCTTATCCTTTCGTGATTGCGTGACAAAAATCATTCCAAGATAACGGTAAATCTACCGTTACCCCATATCGATTCTTGGCAAGACACGCTGGACCTCCAACGGTCCGGAGAATGCGTGCCCCGCCATCCGCACCAATCGAGCGAGCGATCGCCCTAGTGCGCCCAAAACCGGCCCCGTTATCGACCTCGACGCGCATACGTCGAGTCGCAAACAGTACCGCATCGGTCCACTCACATACAAGGCCGCAAGCGTGTTTGTGTAATCGTGGAGCGTACCTATCGTACGGTGTTGACTCCGGATCTTCAAAACGCTCGACCTTTGCATGCGCTAGCAGAATTACGACCATATTGCGTTCGTTGCGCAATACGTCAAGACTTGCCAACAACTCCCGCCATTTCGTAACAGCGAGCATGTATCCCTTGCCATATCCGCCGCCAGCTTTTTCAATATTGTCAACGCTGTTTTCTGAACATACCTTGTCGAAAATCAGCCGTTCAAGCCAGTCGAGCGAATCAATCACAACTGTTTCGTAATCGTGATCTAATGTGGATAATTGCTTCAGTGCTTTAACTACGTCATCGTATGACGTTGCTAACGAAAACTGCGCACAATCAATTTCACCAATACCATCCTCCGTAGGGATAAATATTGGCTCTGGACAATTAGCGGCAAAAGTGCTTTTGCCAATGCCTTCCGTGCCATATATCAGCACGCGCGGCGGCTTGCCCGCCTTGCCTTTCGTTATTCCTGGTATCATCTCGTTTCCTCATTTCTCCGAATCCTAACCGCTGGTCCAGCCAGCGCGCGAAAGCTGGCGTGAGATCCAGCGGCACTATCTAGAACGATCACGCATTCGTCCTCGCCATCTCCAAACACAAGCTCCTCATGCACTCGCATATGCTCGATTTCAGGCCCATTGCCTTCATTAATCTCGACCACGGCCTTTCCGCCGGACGCATGTTTAAGCGTTAGCGTGGTAACAAAATCCTCCTTGCCCTTGACAAAAATAACAAAACTTTCCCCAATTCGGCGATGAACTCTCAGGCCCGGACGGAATGGTATGTCCGTCGTCATGTCATGTCCTCTCATCGTGTGATGGTCAAATGGATCTGACCATCGGTTGGATGGCTCATTGGAGCCGCAATTGTGACGGCTACCCGCGTAGCCTGGCATCCAGTCAGTAAACATGCCACAACAATAATTATACGGATCATGAGACGATCACTCCATGAATGTAGGTACTGGCGGATCTAGTCGGATATCGTGATCCGCTGGTTTTGTTTTCGGCTGATTCTTGCCGTTGAGCGCAACCCAAATTCGTAAAACTTCCCCGTCGAGGTCAACCATCGCCCGCATTTCCGACACAACGCGCAAGGCTTCGTGCAAGTCGTGGCTTCGGGCATTCCTAAAATTGGTGGCACGGTTGCGGCAACCGACGCACGATAAACAATCATTGCGAGTACTGCCACGCAATTCATTTCCCAGCGGGCATTTTGACCGGCAATCCGGATGAGAATTTCTCATCGTGGATCGCTCCCGCATCCATACGTATTGCTGTTTGGTTTCGGCGTCAATGTATGCCGCCAACGCGTCTTGCAAGTCTTTTTGCGCAGTGATCAATTTGCGCGTTTGTCGGCAATCATCGGCGCGTATCTCATGATCGAGATCAGTCGGCCGAAACTCTGTGGCTGGATTATTCTGCATTATCGGAGCTCCTTCTCTTAACGCATCGGATCAAATCAAACATCGATTCAAACATTTCAATATCGATCTCAACCGGATCGGAAAAATAACAACAATCCTCATTGACCTGCATAACGCGCTGTTGCGCACACCCGTTATACATTTTTATTTGAACATGGTGCATTGATCGCCCGGAAAAGCTCTTAGGCTCTTGACCGTGCGATATGTCAATTTTTGCTGGCGCGCTGGATACCGTGTTCCAGTCTCTTTTATTCGTGCGCATCATCATTATCAGACTCCTTGCAATATCGCAGAAATGCTAGGATTCGTGCGGCCGCAACTGCGTCCGATAACTCTCTCTGGATCGTGTTGAGCGCATACATTAGCGCTCCATCACTTTCGAGGTATTGACCTCGTGTGAGATCAGCCAGGCCACGCGCGGATTGCGAAACCTCGGCTAGTTTTTGTTGAATTTGCATTTGCGCGTCGGCGCGCAAGTCAGCCAGAGTAACGGGTATCGGCATATCGTTCTCCTATCGTCGTTGAACCGGTCATTGTGATCGGCTCCAGTCCTGCACTCGTCAATTGAGTGCAGTGGTGGAGACGGTCAAAAAAACGCGGATGGCGGGACCGTACAAAGAAGTCGATGTCCACATTCCCCGCCGCCGCTGATACGTTGTGAGGGTTCTCTGTGCATCACAACGCTCGTTGGAATTGGGACGACCCCGCCATCCGTGATCGAGATTATTCGGCTTGTAATTTGTTGTGCATTTTAATTACGTCTTTGTAATCAATATCATTATTGCAGCACGCGTAAATAATTCCGCCTGAATATCGAGCGTGCATGTCGTCGTCGCTGGTTTCCTCCTGCATGGCTTTAGCGGCCGATTCGACGTCATCTGGCGTTAGGCCAGCATCGATCCATTTAGCCGCCGTATCTGCGTCCCAACATCCAATATTGCACCATGATCCAATCGAGCCATCGTCTTCAATGCCCGCATCGAGCCACTCATGCGCCGCGTCAGCAATGCAGCCGCCGGTAAACATATCTCCATAACTTTTTAAAGTTATTGCTGCGCCCTCGATCTCGTCGAGTTCCTCAATCAATTCATTCCAGCCATCTAGATCGCTTTTAGCAAAATGCCAATATTTTGCCGCGCGCGCCATTTTTCTAGCTACGTCTGGCCGCTCCAATGCCTCGTCGATCGTTGGAACCTCAAGCTCGACAACCGAGTATTCGCTCCAATCGCTGATGGTGTAGTACGATCCGCCGATGTCCATGAGCGCATCGGGATCCGTTGATTCTGCGCCAACTTGTTCGCATGTGCGGCCATCGGCGGTATCTATGTAGATACGCGCGCCCTCATTGAGGCCAACATCTGCATTTTGTTCGGTTCCAGCGTTAACACCTTCGGCACTTTGCGACCACGAAACAATCGCAAGTTCGACTGATCCGGCGGAAAATACGTCATCGATTGTCAAAGTAACCATGGTCATCATCTCCTATCGTATCATCGTGTGGTTGCGTCCCAGACCCCGGAGGGTTTCGACCAGCCGCCGCCGGTCTCATCAGTGGGTTAGGTGCGGACGCCGCGTTGTTCGGCCGCGTCAACAATTGCGCTACAATGAGCCCAGAGCAACCGATTAGCCGCCGTGTTGTGGCGGCGTCCCATTAGTGGGTGACCAGTAGATTCAAAAGTTGCAACTTCTGCCTTGTGTACGCGCGCCTTGATTGTTTTGTCGTCCTGTCCCGCCATTGATTCCCAATATCGGTTGACCAGTGCGCGGTATTCGTTGGTTTCCATCAGTGTGATTGTGCGGCTCATTGTCGTGATTCCCTTGTCGTTTCTTTTCATCGTGTCGCGTCGTTGCGACAGGATCAATATGCACGATTGCGCCAAAACACGCAAGAGGTATTTTGCCAATTTTTATAAAATTGTTCTAAGTCATGAATTGGTAGCGGTTTACAGTTTCAAGTTTTTCTCTTGAGTCGCAATCTCGACTCGAGAAAACGCTGCAAATATACCGCAGAATCATCGATTACCGATGGATTGTATGTGCTCCAATTGCGCAGATGGCCTAGCTGGAAATGACATTCCCGACACAAACAGATCAGGTTATTCGGATCCAGTTCTTTCGATGCGTCAACGTCAAATGGCACAATATGATGAGCCTCGAGCGTTGAGCTCGAATCGCATCCAGCACATTTTTTCCCGGCAACAAATCTGCGCCGCACGGTCTCCCATTGTGGAGACCGTGGAGTTGACGACGAAAAAAACGCGCCCCAATTGATCATGTTATGATCCGAATTTATTGACTAGCAATTTCAAAACGATCGACAAAACCAATCCCCATGGAAACAGGCCTTGCGCGACCTGACCAGGCTCGACCGAATTGAGAGCCAGTTCGATTACGCTGGCATCGTCAAGCACGCTTGTTGAACCAGAGATGACCGGCCCGCCGCCCAAAGTCTGACTGAGCGCATAGCCAGCCACGCACCAGCACGCATGCGCGCTAGCGGGTACGTCAAGCGGCTGGCCCCGCACAAGGTCCAGAACAATCGTTAATGCTTCTTTCGGAAACTCTGTTGGATAAGGAATCAACATATCAAATTCTCCAGTCGAGTCGTGAAGGAAAACCGGAAACATTGGAAAACGCCCAGGAGTCACCTTGCCTGAGCATATAGTCAATTGTTGAATCGTCAGCCCAAAATCCACCGCTAGGAGGATCGCCAGCACCAACGGGACCGCTATTATAATCCGGTCCCCACGAATTCATAATGAACCCTCCAGGTCTTTTTGTTTGATATCCAATCAATGCCATGCAATGGTTCCAGACGCCGTTAGCGGCCGCAAAACCGTCTTTGTCGCGTGCCGATTTAAAACCTCGATTACTGCATATCGCAATACCATAACCGCTAGCCAACGCCTTGCGCGCGGACGCCCAATCTCGAACTAACGTAATTGCGCCGACAAGATGTTCTCGGCACTCTGGCTCGAGATCGTCAGGTATGCCGGTGTTACCCCATTCTTTGCAACGCTGGACAGAGTATTCGGTCAGATCATATTTTCCATGAATACCGCGATCGATTACCCCATATTGTCGCGCGCATTCCGCCGCCCATGCTCCGACAGATCCATCGCCGCCTTTAAGACGGCCTTTACCAATCTCGACTCGAGAACCCCCGTATATTTCTTCCTGCACCAAATTCGGAATTGAATTACTTTGAGTTGCCAAAGTCGCTTCAATTGCGCAAGCCGTGCCAAAACTAACGCATGATCCAATGGATCCCTGGCTGCGGTTAGGCCATTTTTTGCCGGTTTTGTTTTCATAGTTTTTCCACAAAAATACTTCGGCTGGCAATTCGGATTCCGGTACGCCTCCCGCCGGAGTCATACCAAAAATGGGCATAGGTTGCAACATTGCAACCTCTCCCACGGCCTCCGGATCGTTAATCCAACCGGGAATATAACTCATGATAATTTCTCGAGTGCCGCAACAACCCTAGCCATGATGTTACGGATTTTGCCGCGTATCTCGCTGGTCAATACGGTTTCTGGCGCATCGCCCAACGTCTGCCATTCGGCGGATATTCGTTCACGGATTGCAAGCAATTTGTCATCGGCCAATCTTTTGCGTCGAGCGGCCAGCAATGCCGCATGGAATGCCCCAAAATCAACGATCTTCGGATCATCGACCTAAGTGGCACCATCTCGATAGGTTGCGATAATA